GGTCTGGGTTGCGGCGCTGTCCCCGGTCAGGAACGTGACGGTGGTCAGCCCGGTCTGGGTCGAGAGGTAGGTCGCAAGGGTGGACTCTACGATGTGACGGATGGATTTGGTGCCCATAAAGGTTTAACGGATAGTGCCGTTGTTGAAGTTGTTAGCGTCTCGCTTTAGAAGTTGGTCCATGTCTCGGCTCATTCGAAGAATGGCAGCCGTATACATCAGGCCCTCAACGTTGTTCTTGGTGGCCTTTTCTCCAGCGTTTCCGATGGCGTTGCCGAAGCGGATGCTGACCGCTGAAGGGCTTGTGTAGACGTTATGGATGGCGTTGCCAGGGAACTTCTTGACGTATCCCGCCACGCCTTTGCGGCCGAAGTTCTGTTCTAGCCCTTTTTTCTTCGGTTTAGGCAGCGCCTGCATGACATTCCACCAGCCAGCCTTCAGCTTGCCGACAAGGTTCTGTTGTTGTTTGATGTATGCGTTTAGTTCGGACTTAGAACCAACCAAGAAGCGACCAAGATAGTCACCTTGGTTCTTTATGATCTTAGTCTTTCCTTGGCGGCTTGTGTATTTGTATCGACGATGCACAGGCGCCAAATCTTGGACAACGTTGTTGCCCATCTTGACCGAACTAGTGTTGAAGAAGTTCTGAGCTTTCTGATAGGCACGCAAAACGTCAGAGTCTCGAACAATCTTTGTTGCCACGTTGCTGTCAAAAATGATGCCGGACTCCCTGGCAGCCTTGTGGGCCAGACTAAAGTCATTGAACTGACGAAGCCTGGCAGAAGATGCCAAGCGATTAAGGTGCATAGCGCCGGCCACCTTAGTCTTATCATTAACGGCGACAAAGAGGGTATTGAGGTCACGAGCTACAGCGCGCTTTCCGACGAGCTCGGCCTGCTTAGTCTCACCCTTTCCGCCACCGTCAGCGTATGGAGGAGTAAAAGTGATAGCGTCGCGGCACATCAGGGCCGCTTCACGGAGGGAGGCATACTCAATTGTATATCCGACCTCTTTGGCGAACATGGTCAGGACCGCGTTAAAGTCCCGGACGTTGTTGTGTACCATGCCCATGGCGGGCTACTGGTTGTCGTCGATGACGACGAGCGTGATCCATGCCGACCCGGGCTTATAGGTCTGGGTCGTGATGCGGACGGTCTTCCCGCCGGCCACGATCTTCTTGCCTTGGGCGAGGGAGGCGATGGGCACCCCTCCGCTAAGGGTGGCCGCCGATGCCCCAATAGACCCATCTGGGAGGCTCCAGGAGGCCGTTACAGCGGGCAGGCGGACGGTGTACTGGGTCCGCTCACAATACCCCCCTGCTTCGAGGACGGTCGAGACGGCTGGGTCCGAGATGAGGCAGGAGAAGGTGATGGCCCCAGAGTTGGCCGACCCGGCCACGCCGAAGTCCGCGATCATCTCCTTCGCGTCCGCCAGAAACTCAGAGTAGAGGCTCATCCTATACTTGCCCGCTTTGGGAACAGGCACAAAAAAAGGGCCCCTTGCGGAGCCCTTTCGGTTTGCCTTGCGGCGGCTGATTAGGCCGTGGTGAGGCGGTTGAGCGAGGTCGCGCGACCGACAGCGGCACCGAAGAGCAGCGTGGCGGTGACGTTGTAGTAGCCGCTCTGCTCCTGGCCCATGAGGACCTGGACGCCGAGGCCGGTGTCGGCGTCGACGGCGTTGGCGACTTCGAAGCCCGGGATTTCGGACATCGGGAGGGCCGAGGCGACGGCGATGGCGTCAGCGCCGCAGGCGAAGCCAGCGAGGTTTTCGCTGTTCGTCGGGAGGCTGTTCCACTGGTAGACGGCGGCACCGGCGAGGGTACCGATCTGGCCGGAGGTCAGGATGCCGGCACCGAGGACGGAGTTGCCGATGATGGTGGCGTCCGAGAGGAGGCCGTTCGCGTAGGTCGGGTTCAGGATGAACGCGCGGGGCTCGGCGGCCTTGGCGGCGTCGAGCACGCCCTTGGCGGTCACGACTTCGGCGTAGGTCAGCGCGGCGCCGGTGTCGACGTTCGAGCTGTAGTTAGCGTTGGTGATGAGCGCGCCGATTTCAGCGAGGCACTTTTCAGCGAGGGCGTTGGAGGCCGTCGGGACGAAGGCGTTGGCGAGGAACTGAGCGCCATACATCTTCACGTCCAGAGGAGCGAAGCGGGACGACACCTTGAAGTGCTTCAGGGTGACGTTTGCGGCCGTGATCGTCGCGTCGTCTTGGGTGAGGTAGCCGCCGGTGCTGAACTCGGTGGCGGTGGACGTGCCGATCAGGGGGACCTGGACGGTCTTGCCGGCGCCAGACTCAGCGGCGGTGAAGACGCTGGAGAAGGCGCGGAGCGCGGGGAGCTTGCCCTTGAGGGAAGCGATGACCGACTCGGCCAGGATGGACGGGGCGGCGGTGATGGAATTAGCCATGGTGTTTTAGGATTGGGTGAGGGTTAGGGGAAAATCAGAGAGCAGCCTTGATGATGGCGTGCTTATGGGCGGCGAAGTAATCGTTGCGTTCCTTCGAACCGACCGGGAGGGCCATGAAGGTGGCCAGATGGTCGACGGCCTCGGCGGACGGCTTGGCGTCGGCAGGGCTGATTTCGACAGGAGCCACGCCGACGGAGGCCACGATCTTGGCGGCTTCCTTGGAGGCGCTGACCTTCGCGGCTTCGAGGGAGGCGACGACGGCCTTGAAGCCTTCGATCTCCTTCGCGGCGGCGGACAGGGCGGCTTCGAGCTCGATGACCTTGGCGTCCTTCGACGCGGCTTCGAACTTGAGGGCTTCGAGTTCCGAAGCGGTGCCGACGGTGAGTTTTTCGACGGTGGCCCGGAGGTCGTCGCGCTCGGCGGTGATGCCCGAGATGGCGGCGGTGGCTTCGAGGAGCTGTTCTTCGATGGTCATGGTCTTGTAATTGGTTCGATTGGAATAATCAGAACGAGCGAAGGGCGGCGTTGAAGGAGTCCGCGAGGCCCGTGACAAGTCCCTGGGCGGCGGCCTGCTTGCCGGAGAAGACCTGACCTTCCATGGCCTCGGCCTTCACCATCTTGCGCTTCATGTTCACGGCTTCCTTGAACTCGGCGTGGATCGTGTCGACGCTGGCCTGAAGGTTGCCCATCTGGTTCTCGTCGAGGCTCGTGCCTTCGATGCCCGCTCCCTTGAACTTGCCGGACTTGATGACGACCATCTTGATGCCCTGCATCTCGGCGGCCTTGGAGTAGTCAGGGATGGCCATGTAGACGCCGATGGAACCGACGGTGGACGAAGGGGAGGCCACGACGCGGTCGGCGGCGGAACCGATCCAGTAGGCGGCGGACGCCATCTCGGAGTCCGTGTAGGCGAGGGTCGGCTTGCCGTAGGAACGCACCTTGTTGGCGAGTTCTTCGACGCCCGTGACCGTCCCGCCAGGGGAGGAAATCTGCAAGGCCACCTTCTCGACGGAAGGGTCGGAGGCGAACAGGTCGAGCGCGGCGGAGACTTCGTCGATGTCCACGGCGCCCATCATCTTCTCCATCGGGGACAGGCCCTTGCCGATGACGCCGACCACCGGGACGATGCCGATGCCGTCGACGACGTAGGGCTTAGGGGCCTGCCCGAACAGTTGGGCGAGCATATCCGTAAAGCCGAACTTGTCGGCCAGGACCGCGTGGTCCTTCGCCTTGCTCGGGTCGATGAGTAGGGGCTCGCGGCCCGACAGTCCGTTGGTGAGGAAACGCATGGTCTTAGGAATTGGGTTGGTCGAGCTCTTCGGGTTCTTCCTGGTCGGCGGGCTCGTCCTCGCCTTCGGATTCGGATTCGATTTCCAGCTCGGCGGGTTGCACGGTGCCGACAGGGGTGTTGGTCGGACGGAAAAGCAGTTCGAACGGGATGCCGTATTCGGCGGCGAGTTCCTTGATGTGCGCCATGTCGGCGGCCCGCTTCTGCATCTCGGAGCGGAAGTCCAGACCGCGCTGGGCGTAGAGTTCCGACATGGACAGGAGGCCCATCTCGACGTCGGCCCGGTCGTTGGCGGCTTCACGGCCAGCGTCCACGGTGACGGACTTCGGGGTCGTCCAGGATACTTCGTTCCACATCGGGTCGTCGGGAAGTTCGCCGGCGGCGATGCCCTGCCCGATGATGTAGCCCCACGTCGGGACGCAGAAGTTCTCGATGATGATGGTCTGATACTTGCCGAACACGCGGCCGGCCTTGGCCGTGATCAGGCGGACGGTGGCTCCGCCAAGTTTCGAGGAGTCTCCGACGAACTCGTAAGGCAGGACGCCCTGGCTGATGTCGCGCTCGAGGGCGGCGAGGAAGCCGGTGAAGGTCGCGTTCGGGCGGTTGCTCTGGAACGAG